TCAAGAAAGAGTTTGAAAAAGTCGCAGCTAACATGGCTAAACAGCAATCTGAACATGACCGAGTAGCTGCTGAAATCACAGCCAAAGCTACTAATGCAGAAACGTTAGCTAGTTCAGCAAAATCAACCGCAGAGGACGCTTTTGGTCGTCTAAATGACATTAAGAGCGAAGCTATCGCAGAAGCTCGTTACTTGGACAGCGTTGAGCGTGCAGAGACAGAAAAGAAGATTGCTGCATCTAAAAAAGATGCACTTACAGAAGCCGTCAAACTAGTTGACAACGCTAAAAGTACATTAAACACGGACTTATCTGAGACTGAAAAGAAGGTGGAAGCCCTAAAGGGTTCTATTGAGACATTATCAAACGATACGTCAGTACAGTTTGCCAAAATCAATAACGCTCTCATTTCAGTAGCTAGCAAACAAGATGTCGACAAAGTCAGCCAGCGCGTGTCTAATGCTGAGACGATTTTGACGCAGCAAGCAGGGCAGATTTCAGCCAAAGCTAGCAAAGAGGATGTCAATGCTGTTTCTGGACGTCTAAACAAAGCTGAGAGCTCATTGACAGTGCAAGCTGGGCAAATCAACCAGAAAGCTAATAAACAGGATGTAGATACGCTCACAGGGCGTGTAAATCGTGCTGAAACCTCTATCACGCAACAAGCGGACATGATTGCGTCTAAAGCTAACAAGCAAGAGCTTGACAATGTCAATAATCGAGTAATCAACGCAGAAAGTCGTATCACTCAACAAGCTAATGAAATTAGCCAACGAGTGAAGACAAGTGATTTTAATAACGCTACTCAGAGACTCGTAACGGCTGAGAGTTCAATTACGCAGTTGGGGAACAAAATCACCACTGAGATTAGTAGAGTAGACAGCAAGATTCCGACTGACTTTGGAAGCCGTAACTTGATTTTGAATTCAGCAGATTTCGAGAATGTGCATACTTACACAGGTAGTGGTAATAATATTGCCATCACCACAAGCGATTCTACATACATCATCAAATCAACCGGTAACGCCAGCAAGTTTTGGGGTGGTATCTCATGGAACATGGCTATTCCGGAAGTTAAAGCCGGTGAAACATTCTCACTCTTGGTTCCGGTATACATTGATAGCGGAACAGATATGAGCGATGGGGCAATTGTTACAATTAAGAACAATCAAACGAACAAGATTGCTTTTGAATACAAAATCCCGGTTTCTGTAAAGGACGAATGGGTTGACGTTGTTTTAAATTTCACACTTACAAGAGATGTTGATTTAAGCGATTATCCTTTCGGGATTTACGTCGTAAGGAACGGTCATTTTAAGATTAAACCGCCGATGATGGTCAGAGGGGCGCTTATTCCCTTGCAGCATACAGTAGCGCCAGAAGATACCGAAGCTGAAATAAGCACGGTTAAAACGACGATTAAACAGACGGAGCAGGGAGTTAGTCAGCTATCTCAGAAACAATCTGAAACAGATAGCCGTATCACTAACGCTGAAACTACGGTCAATCAATTAGTCGATGAAGTATCGTCGAAGGTATCGAAGACTGATTTTGACAAGCTCTCTAAGAGCGTAGCGGCTAATAGCACCGCAATCACTCAGGCTGATAACAAAATCAGTTTGAAAGCAGACCGGACAGAAGTTCAAACTGTCAAAGCTACGGCTGATAGTGCAGTATCTAAAAGTCAAGAGTTAGAGCGTAAAATCAACCAGACTAATGCAGAATTGCGTGTTACAGCGGACTCTATTACCCAAAAGGTTTCGAGAGTTGATTTTGATAATCTTGGGAACAAAGTCACTAACGCTGAAACTCAGATCAGCACGTTAGCCGGAAAGATTGAAACTAAACTCTCTAGGGTTGACCTAGACAGCGCAATTGATAGCAAAGGCTTTCTGAAAGAGTCGGATGTCAATAGATTGGTTTTGCGACAGCTACGTCTGTCACTAATCTCATTCAACAATCCGAGCGAGGAACAACCCAACTTATCAGCGAGGTCAAGAAACAGATTCCGTCAGTTGATACGCTGTCCGTTGGCGGTGAGAATCTTATCCGAAACTCAGCATTTCCAGAGAATCTTGATAACTGGGGCTTTTGGCAAACTCCACAACAGAACCCTAATCTGTCTGTTTCACAGCATCCGTATTACTACAATAGCGCTAAACCGCTATTCTTGCTTAAAACATCATCATCAGTACCAGCGTCTACGCCACGTTTTTCAGTTAAGCGCAACACTGATTACTCTTTCAATTTTCAATTGTTTGCTACGGGAAATATCAAGGGCGTAGACATCTATTTTCTTGGCCGGAAGTCGAACGAAACGAGCAAGAATTACACAAAGGCGGTGCGTTTTAAAGCACACACTGGTTCACCGTCAGTCACCGGACTCGCTAAATGGCACTTAACATTTAATCCTAGTGAATGCGACGAAGGCTATATCCGTATTGATAACACTGGCACCACCAACGGCAGTGAGTCGCTGTTATTCTTCACTGAACTGGACTGCTACGAGGGGACTATGGACCGTGCTTGGCAACCGTCGCCCAAAGACGCAAACCAAGAAGTGACAGTTAAATTCAATGAAATTAAGTCTACCGTTGACGGTTTCAGCCGGACAATCGGTGAACACGGCAAGTCTATTTCGCAAATTATCCAAGAGGCACAAGGTACCGTCTGGAAAGTTGAGAACCTAGAGGATAAGTGGTCGTTTAATCTCGGTGTTACTAACAAGCAACTAGACAAGCTGGACACTGGTCTTGAAGCTACCAAATCCGAAATGTCCCAGATTGCAGGGTCTTGGGCAGTTAAGAACCTGACAAGGTCCGGTGATGTGCTTAACCAAATCAACCTCAACAAAGACGGTTCGGTCAAAATCGACGGTAAATTGGTTCAAATCACTGGTTCTACCTACATCGAAGATGGTGTTATTAGCTCAGCTAAAATCGGTGAACTGTCAGCAAGTAAAATCACTAGCGGGCGTTTAAACGCTTCACTCGTTG